CGGCAAAGGTCATTCAAAACAGATTGATGGACAGCATGATGTTAATGGTGAAAAGACTGGTCGTCATGAATATGGTGGCGATGCTGCATATAATAAAAAAGGTGATCACTACGAAGGTAGTGGCGGCAAAAGAATATGGGGTACTGGCGGTGGAGTGTTTGAACATCACACAAGTCCTGATAGTGGTGGAGGTGGTTCTGGAGGTAGTGCTGTTGGTGGTATGTTTGGCGATGCAGGTGGTGGTAGCACAGACCAAGGAACAAAACATAATAAAGTTGTTGATGGAGACACAGTAACCAAGAACAAAGGTAATCATCACTCAAACAGAGAAGGCGATGAAGTAACTGCTATTTCTGGTAATAAACTTACTATGATCAAAAAAGGCGATTACGCTACTAATGTTCAGGGAGGCAATTGGGATAGCGATGTATCACAAAAGGCTAGATTTAAGTCTGGTGACGACATGGCTATGTTGACAGATAAGAACTATTCGAGTGCTTCTAAGGAAAAAACTTCAATATCTTCTGGTAAAGATATGACCATTCATAGTGACGCTAAGAATGATATATCTTCAAAAAGTGATATGACCATTAGTTCTGATTCTAAGATTACTATTAAGGTTGGTGGCTCCTCTATAACTATTGAAGATGGTACGATCACTATTAAAGCCTCCAAAATCAAATTCGAGGAGGGTTAATGCCAAACGCACACAAAGAACAAGATCTAAGAAACTGTGGTGCAACCACTATATCACAAGGTCAGAGTTTCGTTACTATTTCAGATAAAAAATGGGCTGTCGAGAATGATCCAGACAGTCATGGTGGTGGAGGATTGATTGCCTCTAAATCTTATGTTACCATAAACGGTAAAAAGGTTATTGTTGATGGAGATAATGCTAACCCAGATAACGCAAGACATATGAACCCAAAAGCAGTGAGTCCCACTGGATTCGTAGAGGTAAATTAAATGGCTAATCTAAAATTAACAAGAGCCGAGACATTAACTGGATCTAAGAAGAAAACGGAGTTCTTTTCAGACTTTGTTTCCAGTTTTGTTGTGACTCCAATGGGCAATCAGCTTGGTAGGGTGGTTAACGAAAAAGCTATTAATCAGTCTATCAAAAATCTGCTTCTTACGGATCTTGGAGAGCGTCTATTCCAACCTAATGTTGGTTCTGATATTTCATATCTTCTGTTCGAACCGAATTTTGCAGAAAATTATGATATGATTGAAACATTCATAAAATCAACAATTAAGAATTTTGAACCAAGAGCCCAGATTCAGCAAGTATTGTTTGATAATGATCTTAATAACGAACATGAGATCTATGTTACTATCGTATACAATCTAATAAATAACCCTGAAATTATAACTTTTAATTTGCTGCTGAAAAGAGTCCGATAAATGGCCAATAGCTCTCTTACACTAAGTTCTCTTGATTTTGACACTTTAAAGAATAATCTTAAGAAATTCTTATCTTCACAGGATATTTTCAAAGATTATAATTTTGAAGGCTCAAACATCAACGTCCTATTGGATGTATTATCATATAACTCATATCTGAATTCTTTCTATTTGAATATGATAGCTTCAGAGATGTTCTTAGATTCAGCGCAGAAATATGACTCTATTGTATCTCATGCGAAAGAGCTAAATTATGTTCCTCGTTCGGCTTCTCATTCAGTAGCCGATATTTCTTTCACATTAGAGACAAAAGATCTTAATAATAAATTAACTATCCCAAAAGGGACTAAATTTTATGGCACTAATTCTAATGGTACCTTTAATTTTGTAACAGATCAGATTTCAACATATGTATCGGTTAATGACACTTTCTCTGTAGCTAATTTGCTTATTAAAGAGGGTTCATATTTTCAAGATTCATATATTATGAATTATGACCTCGAGAATCAGCGTTTTCTTATCTCTAATAAGAATATTGATATTAGTAGCATTTCAGTTAATGTAAGTGAGAATTATGGAGCTAATGTAACAGAGTTTCAAAAAGTTAATACTTTATACAATTTAGATACTTTTTCTAATGTTTATTTCATTCAGGCAGCAGAGAATAATCTTTATGAAATTACATTTGGAGATGGTTTGTTTGGCCGTAGACCTTTAAACGAAGCTCTTATTACTGTTAAATATATTATAACTAATGGCTCAGATGGTAATGGTGTAAAGGCATTTAGTCTTTCCGATGACCTTGGTTTTCTTAATGGTGGCACTGCAAATCCATCTACAATAACAGTCAATAGAGAATCTCAAGGTGGTGCTAATCAAGAATCTATCGAGTCTGTTAGATTTACTGCTCCTAGATATTTTGCCACTCAACAGAGAGCTGTTTCTTCTGATGACTATGCTTCTTTGGTTTTAGCTAATTTCGGTGGAGAAATAGGAGACGTAGCAGTTTATGGCGGAGAAACCACAGAACCTAAAAAATATGGTCGTGTTATTATTTGTTTAAAACCTTCTTCTGGTGTTATTGCACCTAATTATGTTAAAAATAAAGTTGTAAACTATCTTAGGGATTATATTGTTATTCCTAATAGAGTTCTTATTTCAGATCCAGAATATATGTATATTTGGATGAATTCTATTGTTGAATATAACATTTATAAAACTGATAAATCTCCAAAAGATATTCAATCTATTGTTATTAATACTATAACTGATTTCAGCGAAAATAACTTAGAAAAGTTTAATAAAGATCTTAGATATAGCAGATTGGTAGCTGATATTGATAATTGTGATATAAGTATATCTAGTAATCAATCAGATATTCGTGTTATTAAAAGAATAGCTCCTAAAATGAAATATCCTTCTACATATTTGTTAGACATTAATAATCCTATTGATGTTTCTGGGGATGTAATAGATAATCAAGATTTATTAATAAATCCTACATATGAAGGTAGATTTGACGTTGCTAATATAATATCTTCAAGATTTGATTATATTACATCAAAAGGAGATACATATTCTATTTGTTATATAGAAGATGACGGAGAAGGAGTTCTTTCTGTATATTCTATTATTAATAGTATACTAAGTAAAATTGAAGACGTAGGTACAGTTGATTATAAAAAAGGTATATTAAAAATTAATAATATAAGAGTTTTCAATTTTGAAAGATACATTTCTATCTATTGTAAAACTATAGGTAAAGATGTTCTTGCTAATAAAACAAAAATAATTATCATAGACCCAGTTGATTTAAACATCAATGTTAGAGAGACAAGTTATTAATGCAATTTTCTATTGAATCAATTGTATCTAATTTTATAGAAAATCAGTTCCCTCGTATCTACAGAGAGCAGGGACCCGATTTTGTCATGTTTACAAAAGCATATTATGAATGGATGGAAAATAAAGATTCTTTTCCAGACACTGATGGTAGTTTAGTAAAACCTCCTATATATCAAGCTAGAAAGCTATTAGAATATAGAGACATTGACGAAACATATATTGAATTCTTAGAACATTTTCAGCAGAAATATCTATATGGTATTCCATTCAGTATTATTATCAGTAAGCGTTATCTTCTAAAACATATATTTGATGTTTATAGATCTAAAGGCACTATTCAATGTTTTCGTCTTTTATTCAAACTAATCTATGATGAAGATGTTGAAATTTATCTTCCTGGTAAAGATTTATTAAAACCATCAGATGGTTCATGGCATGTCCCACGTTATCTTGAACTCTCTAATCAGAGCCCAGCTAATGTTATTGCTCAATATGTTGGTAAAACAATTATTGGTGTTACTTCAAAAACTGTAGCAGTTGCTGAAGATTATGGTAGAGAATCTCTTTATAGAGACAGACTTAACATTCTTTACATCTCAAATTTAACTCCTAAAGAAGGAGAATTTACTGTTGGAGAAGCAATTGTAGAGTTAGGACAAGAAAGTAACACAGCTGTAGTAATGAATGCTCCAAGAGTTCTTGGTTCTCTTGCTACGCTTGAAATTTTAAACGGTGGTGATAAATTTATACAAGGCGATGCATTAAAGATAATGCACAGAGAAGCATATACTAATGCTATAGCATCATTCGGCGATGGTGGTATTGTAAGAGTTATAGAAACTATGAGAAGTCGTGGTTCTCTATATTTTGATATTCAAAAACCAGGGTTTGGTTTTACATCAAATGCTCAAATATTTTTATATAATAGTCCTTATGATAAACAAGGTCATGGAGCATCTTTTACTCTCAATTCTCTTACCTTAAGAAAAAAGATTTATTATAATACTGATATTTTCTGCGATCATATGAATAATGTGATTGGCGCTGATTCATATGATTTTCCTAAATTACCAACTGCTAATGCTCAAACAATGATTGGTAAAGCATGGAATTATGGAAACAATGTATTTGGAGCTATTGAGTCTATTACTAATATTAAAACAGGTTATGAATATCAAGCTGCAGCTAATGCATTTGTTCGTTCTACTCTTTTGTCTAACACCCTTCCTGGAAATGTGAGTTATAATAACACTTGGAGTTTATGGAATCTTTCTTATTCTGGTGAAGCAAAAAATTATAGTAATACTGATGTTGTTACTATATATGATGAGAATGACACTAGTGGAACTTATACTACTAATGCTTATGTTGGTATTACTACTAATTCTGTTGGCGGCGATCTTAAACTCAATATTAAAGATATAGGTAGTGGTTTTACAAACGGTCAATCTATTGTAATTTCTTGTAATACAGTAAATGGTTCGGAAATTCAATGGTCTGCTGGTCTTCTTGTACCTGTACTGGGAGATGGAACAAATTTTGACCTTTATTTTGATAATAATGATATTGTAGAACTTACAGATAATACTAGTGCATTTATTCCAATTAAAGATATTGGGATGATTAAACAGGTCATTAATGCTACTTGTATGTTCTTATATGGTAACGTAACAAGTAATTCGACAGCTAATTCTTGTTATAAAGTTGCTCCAGTTATTATGCCAGCACAGTTTTCTGCAGAAGAAGCTGACAAGTTTTGGACAACTTCCGTATACGATAGAGCCAAAACTCAAACAAAATTTGGTCCATACGGTCATTATATTCTTAGAAAGGTAATGGCAGGTACTAACGATTTTATTCTTGCTGATCCAACAAGTGGTAATAGTGTTGTTAAAACTGTTAATCTTATAGATTCTGGTAAAGGATATCTGGATGGTGAGCTTGTAAAGGCTTATCTCTATGCTGGTATTTCTAATAATGTTAATATTTTAGCACAGGGTTCTGGATATCAAAATACTGACGTAATAATATTTTCTGGAGGTAGTCCTTCTACATACGCTTCAGGAAGAGTAGTTACTGATGAAAATGGTTCAGTAGTAGATACTATTATCGTTGAACATGGTTCTGGATATCAAAGTATTCCTAAATTAACAGTAAAATCTTTTAAAGGTAAAGGTTGTCAGCTGGAAGCTCAACTTTCTGAATTTAATTATAAAAGTGTGGTAACTGGTAGGGTAAAAATTAAAGGTTCTGGTACGGGAAGAGGATACTGGACTAATTCAAGAAGCTTCTTGAGTGATAATAAATATATCCAGGATAGTTATTATTATCAGGATTATTCCTATGAGATCCAAACTGGATTCACTTTGGATAAATATAAGAATATTCTTTATGATACGTTTCATCCTTCTGGTAATGAATTGTTCGGCAAATATGTCATGCATGAGGTTGGGGTTTCGGAATCTAAGATTCTGTACGAATCAGTTGCAGCTAGTTTTGCTATAGTTCTTACTTGTGACGATACGCTTATTACTTCTGATACTACACAACAAACAGTTAACGAAATCTAAGAGGGCATAGAATTGTCAAGACAAATAATTAATATTGGTTCTCAACCAAACGACGGTACTGGTGATCCAATCCGTTCAGCCATGATCAAGGTGAATGACAATTTCTCCGAGGTTTATGGTAGCTGGACTGCGACAGGCCCTTTCATTATCGCTTCAGATAACTCTAATACGGTTATTACAGATAAGTCTATAACTGTAGGTCTTGTTAGTGTTGGAGCTAATTTATTTGTTAATTCTACCGCTCTTTTCATCAACGGAAATTCTTATATTTCTTCTGTAGGAGCTCTTGTTCCAACTCTGAATATTGGATTCGGTCTTAAAGGTAATTCTACAACTTTTGTTGTGGGTAATACTATCTCAAACACTACTATCAGTTCTACAGGCGGTATTACTGGTCCATCTTATTCTGTTGTTGGTGGTCCTGTAATTGATCAGACTGGTATTACTGTCGGACAGTCTGTTTTAACTAATTCTGCATTAACTACGCCAAGTCTTGTTACGGGTAATACAACAGTAAATAGCGTTGGTTTTACAAATAAAAATACAACTATTAATGGCGATCAAGTAATTGCTTCAAATATTACTTCTACGTATTTGTTGACAGCTAATTCTATTGATGCTGGAGATATTGTTGCCAACACTGTTAAATTTAAAGGTGGTGGTGGTATTCAGAGCGGTAATATCGTAGCGAATGCTGTTACTGTTGGTAATGTTTATATGGTTCCTAACTTTATTACAGTTGGTAACGGATTTTCAAATGGCACTGTTGTTGGGTTTGGTGGTGTTAATACTGGTACACTCAGAGCTTCTGGTAACGTATACGCTAACGGTATTGTTGCTAATACTCTTTATGTTACTACGCAATCTATTGATCAGATTTCAGCTAATTTGATAACTCTTGGTGCTCTAGCTACAATTAACTCGACATATTTGGTTATGCCGAATATTTTGTCATCTAATACAAGATGTTATGATACTTTACAAGCAGATCAACAAATAAGAGTTGGTGATCTAAGCACTAACGCTATTATTACGCCAAGTACTCTTACTATTGCTAATGTTTCTAGTAATACTCTTTCTGTCAATAAAATATCTTATATGGCAGATATATATTCTAATTCACAGATCATTGTAACTGATACTAATAATAATAAAACTATTATAAGCGGTTCTTCAGTAACTACTGGAGACATGACAATTACTAAGACATTTACAGCTGCTGATATTGGAGCTAATACAAATATCTATCTTGGCGGTAGATTGTTAGCAAATACTACATTATTCACATTTAACCAATTCCAGATATCTGACAAAGACGGTGGTACTTTCTTTGGCCCAAGTGGCACTTTGTATGTGAATAATTCTACTGTTGAAGCTGGTGGCGTTACTCTTGCTAGTTTGTCGGTTAGAGTTGGTGGTTCTAAAGTAAATGCTACTTCTGTAGTTGCTCCAACTCTTGTTACAGGTAATGTTTATTCTAATTCGTTTATTAGACTTGGTTTGAACGATACAGACCCAACTCTAACAAATACCAATATCATGTATGGTATTTCAAATATCGCTTTAGATAGTATTAGTGTTGGCGTAAACGTAACTAATGCTTCTGGTGTTTATGTAACAGGAACACTTGGTGTTAACGGAGCTCTTATAGCTAATAATTCTAAAGGTAATCTTAATCAAGTTCTTACTTCAAATGGCAATGGTGTTTATTGGGCAGCTGCTCCTGTTGATCCAGGTGCTATGCAGAAAGCTCAGAACTTAAACGACGTTGCTAATAAAGCAACAGCAAGAACTAATCTCAGCGTTCCTGATCTTATTGGTACTGGAGCGTCCGGAACTTGGAATATTAATATTAACGGTAAAGCTAATACTGCTGGACTTGCTGATACATCAACATTTGCTAACACTGCTGGTAATTCTAATCAATTACAAGGTCAAGTTGTTGGCGCTAGTCCTAATCAGATTATAGCTCTTGATAATCTTGGTAGACTTCCTGCTGTTGATGGCTCGCAACTTACTAACATTAATGGTTCTGCTATTGTTGGAGATCTTCCTACAAGTTCTGATAAAATTATTATTTCTTCTACAGAACCTGATCCTGCTCAGGGTGGGCAAAACTGGATTTGGTTTAAGGTTTAATTTATGGCTCGTCAATTCATATATCTAACCAGTGGTAGTCAGTGGACTGTTCCAGATGATTGGAATAGTGCAGACAATATTATTCATTGTATAGGTGGTGGAGCTACTGGTGGTAATCAAAATGGTGGCGGTGGTGGCGGTTATGCAAGAAAATCAAATATATCTTTAACAAAACGTAATGTAATTAATTATTCTGTTGGTGGTATTTCTGGAACAAGCTGGTTTATTGATACGTCAACTATTTGTGCCACTGGTGGTTCTGGGCAATCTCCTGGATCTGGCACTGCTGGTGATGTTTTATACACTGGTGGTACTGGTGGTGGATCTGGTACTACTGGAGGTGGTGGAGGTGGTGCTGCTGGTCCAAATGGAAATGGTGGTAGTGGGGCTGCAGGTAGCAATTATGGTGGATCTGGCGGCAATGGTGATGCTGGGGCAGGTGGTGCTGGTGCGCCAACTCCTGGTAGTACGAGTGGTCAGTCAGGATCTCCAGGCAACGAATTCGGTAATGGGTATGGTTGTGGTGGTGGAGGATCTGGTGGAGGATTTGGAGGTAATGGTGGCTCTGGTGGCAGTTTTGGTGCTGGTGGCGGTGGTACTTCTAATTTAGCTTCTCCAGGAACTGGAACTCAAGGTCTCATCGTCATTGAATACACCCCTGGTCCGACTTCGCCAACACAAAATATGTCTATTAAATACAATGGTCAGTGGGTAAAACCATCCAATATTTTCGTAAGAAATAACGGTCAATGGACTCAAGTATTAGCAATGTATGTAAAAAATAATGGTCAGTGGATCAAACAGTAGGAATTAAAATGGGAAGACTTACGCCAACATATAAGAAAGCAATATATGACGAGTTAGTGGATAATATTACTGCTAACACTTCACAGTATTATGCATTTGCTTCTCATCCTATTCCTCTTCCTCCAAACACAGCGCCAGATCCTGTATCAGCTGATGATTATTCGGTTGATTTTTTGAACAACTGGTATATGTTATTTGGAAAGAAACTTCAGGCCAAAGATTTTGCTCCTCTAGTATTTAAGAATCTTTGGACTCCTGGACAGGTTTGGGATCGTTATGATAACCGTTCTAATACTGTTTTTGCTAACAATAGATTTTATTGTCTGGCTCCTCCTACGGATCCGGATGGTGATTATTATTTCTATAAATGTATTGACAACAATAATTTTGGTATTTCTAATACAAACCCATCCACGCATGGAACACCCATGCAAAGAACTACTTTTAAAACAAGCGATGATTATGAATGGAGATATCTAGCCAGAATATCAGCAGACACATTTGGCAGATTTTCTACGACTGATTTCTCTCCTATTTACACTGATCCTTCTGTGGAAGCTGATGCTTTTTCATATTGTTCTGTGGATAAAGTTGTTGTAGCTAATGCTGGTATTGGTTATGAAACATGGGCTAATGGTGTGATTGCCTCGATTTCAAATACTACAGTTCTTCAATTAGACGATAATTGTAAAGCTATTAATCAATATTATAACAATAATGCTATTTACATTTATAATTCTACTTCTACTTCTGGTCAAATTTTTGGTATTGTTGATTTTTACATTAAGAATAATAATAAATTTGTTGTTCTTGATGGAGAAGCTAACACTGATAATATCTCCCCCGGAACCACTCAATATGATATTGCTCCTGCTGTTATTTTTGAATCTGATGGGTTTTCTCCAGTTGGTAGAATTATTATATCACAAGTAAATAATGCCAATTCTATCGATCGTATTCAAATGTTAGATACAGGATCTTATATTAGTTGGTGTAATGTTTCTATTAGAACAAATCCGGATTATGGGTATGGAGCTAATATCTATGCTGTCGTTCCTCCTCCTGGTGGTCATGGAGCTAACCCAGCTGTAGAATTAGATATGGTTGGATATGGAATTAATATATCTTTTGTTAACTCCGAAGGTAATACTATACCTACAGACAATCTACTATATAATAAAATAGGTATTCTGAAAAATCCTTGTGTTTTACAAGATGATGGTTCTAAGGGTATTCAGTATTTTAATCCAACATATAATAATATTATGGTAGCTAATGTTCAATATACATCATTTTCATCAGGACAGTCTGTATATGGAGCTAATAGTAATTCTAGAGGATATATTCTATATGCTAATACTACTCAGATTTGGGTAGTCGGTGATAAAACATTTATAACAGGAGAAACCTTAAGAAACGCTAATGGTACTCTTCTTGGTAAAATCAACATTGTAACAAAGGGTGATATTTACACTCAAGATATTACGCCTATCTATGCACAGAATATAAATAACATTGCAAGAAGTAATACTCAGACAGAAAGCTATAAGCTGATTCTGCAAATATAATATAAGGAATCGAAATGCCTTTAGATACAAATTTTGACGTTTCTCCGTTTTTTGATGATTACGATCCCCAGAAAAAGTATTACCGAATCCTATATAGACCATCGGTTGCTGTTCAGGCTCGTGAGCTAACACAGACTCAGACGATCATCCAAAATCAGATCGAGCGTTTTGCTGGAGGCGTTTATACAGACGGTTCACGTATTGATGGATGTAGCCCAACTATCATCCCAAATCTTCAATTTGTCCGTATTCAAGATAAATTTATTGGTAATAACGATATTTTTATCAACGATATTCCTACTTCATATCTTCTGGTTGGTAATACTTCTGGTGTTCGTGCTACCATTGAGGTGGCTAAAGAAGGTTTATTTGTAAATTACCCAAATACCAATCGTTTCTATATAAAATATATTTCAACTGGTAATCAGGTTGGAAATGTAAATTATACCACTTTTGCTAATGGTGAGTATATTAACATATATAATGATTTTCAGGATAAATTTTCTGATCTCGATCCAACTAATATTGAATTTAAAACTCGTGTTATTACAACTAACAGTTCAATTCAGGCTGTAGGTAAAGGTTACGGATTCAAAATCGAAAACGGTATTATTTACCAAAAAGGTTATTTTCAGAATATTGATGAGCAAAAAATAGTAATCAGAGATTACGATCAAAATGTTTCAAATACGTTAGTAGGTTTCGAGACAATAGAACAAATCGTAACTGAAAATCAAGATCCTTCTTTAAATGATAACGCTCTTGGTTATCCTAACGAAAACGCTCCAGGAGCTTACCGTCTTAAATTAAATCCTGTTATTATTGCTCGCGAAAAACAAGATATTGCTAATAACGACGCATTCTTTGCTATTTTTCAGTTCTCTAATATTACTGGCGAACTTATTATTGATAAAAGCACTGATCCTTATTCTGCTATTGGCGATTTCGTAGCTAAAAGAACATACGACGAAGCTGGCGATTTCGTTTCAAAGCCATTCCTTGTAGAAGCTGTTCAGAACGACGATCCTACTCTTATAACTTATCAGGTCTCTTCTGGTAAAGGTTATGTTCACGGATATCAAGTAGAATATACTTCTTCACGTGCCGTTGATGCTCCTAAAGCTACAACTACAAATTATGCTATAAATCAGATCATTACTGCTAATTATGGTAATTTCGTAAGAGTTCAAGAGTTTGCAGGAATTGTCCCATTAGTATCTTTACCAACAATTAATATCTATCGTAATCCTATTCAGGCTATTACTAATAATTATCCTGGTTCAGTTTCTCCAGCATCTAATCCAGTTGTTGGTACAGCTAAAGTTAAATCTATTGTATATGATTCTGGCGTTCCAGGCACACCAACTTGCACGTATAAATTATATTTGACTGATATTGAGATGTTATCAGGATATAGTTTTGCTGGTAATGCAAGAGGTTTTGGTCTTGACAATGGACCATATGGAGATTTCTGGGCAGATGCTGTTGTTGTTAACAACAAAACCATTCTTGATCAAACTGGAAAACTTTCTCTTGTATTGCCATATGGTAAGAAAGCTCTTAAAACTCTATTTGTTAATGGGGATTATGATACTAGTTTCTATTTCAGAAACTCAGTAAAAGGTCAGCTATTATCTAATGGATTTATTTCCATAACGACAAGTAGTTCACATCCAGGTGGTTACGATGTTATCGGTTACAGCCCTGGTGTTCTTGGAGATACTTTAGAGAATCAGTTCATTATTACTCTTGAAAATAATGTAGCTACTGACAATTTCCCTGGCGTAACAGCAAACGTCTTTGTCAACAATAGCAACTATTACGCTAATATTTCTTCTGGACAGATTGCTAGTTATTTTTATCCAGGTGAATTCATGTATATTGGTGGTGTTGGATATCGTGTTGAAAACATTGTAAATAATTCAACAGTCCAACTTGCTGGATCTCCTACAGTAACAGCATCAACTGCCTTTGGTAAATATTGGCCAGCTGGTTATTCTGTTCCTCTTGAGAATAATATCTCTGGTGGTGATAGATACGTAAACGTAACCAGCCCAACAACCCTTTCTGTTATTTCTGGTGTTGGTAATACTTCTGCACCTCTTACATCTTCTGCTAATGCTATCGTTCAGTTCAGAATGGAGCGTTATTCTGCACAGGCAGCAAAGAAAGATGTTATAAGAAATGTATATATTAAAATTAACACTGGAACTAATCCAGGTGGTATTAATGGACCTTGGAAACTTGGTATTCCTGACGTATTTGGTATTAATAATGTTTGGGCGGATGCTAACGATTATTCTACAGCAATAGCCAGCGATGTAACAAATTATTTTGAACTGGATACTGGCCAAAAAGACGAGTTTTATGATTATTCACAACTCGTAATTAAACCACAGTTTGCTAATGCTCTTACAGGAACTCCTTATATTGTTGTTTCTGTTGACGTATTCAAAATTAATAGTTCTACTGGTATTGGGTTCTTCTCCGTAGATTCTTATCCAACTAGCAATGTTTCTCCAACTCCTAATTCATATATTTCTTGGGCCGAAATTCCAATCTATAACTCTGGCGCTGTAAACTATGACCTAAGAGATTGTATTGATATTCGTGCTGTTAAATCCAACACAGCTAATTATGCTACAGATTTAGCAGCTGCTACTATCAATCCTCCAGATTCGTCTGCATTTGTTAGTGACTCTACTTCTTATCTAACAGAACCAGATACTAATATTACATCAAGTGTTGAATATTTCTTAGGTCGTATTGATCTTATTACTATTGGTGCTTCTGGGTCTTTGTCCGTAGCACAAGGCGTTCCTTCCGAAAGACCAACAGTTCCTACTGTTGACGTCGACGCTATGTCTATTTGCACTGCTTATGTTGCACCATTCCCAACACTAAGTGCTGCTGAAGGAAATCTGTATGGAAGACCAGATTATGCAGTAAAGACTAAGATATCTTATAATCGTGTTTATACGATGAGAGATATTGGTGTTCTTGATCAGCGTATTCAGCGTCTTGAATACTATAATACTCTTAATCTTCTTGAACAGCAAGCTAAGACTTTGCAGGTTCCTGATTCTAATGGGTTGAATAGATTTAAGAATGGCTTCTTTGCCGATCCTATGAACTCGCATGCTTTTGGAGACGTTTCTAATATCGAATATCGTTGGTCTATCGACTCAATGTTCGGTTATGGTCGTCCAATGTATTCTTCTGAGAATATAAATCTTGTATTTAATGGTAATCTATCAGCTGGTGTTGTTCAGACTGGTAGATATATTACTCTTCCTTACACTCATGAGTTGATTATTAATCAGCCATTTGCTACTAAGGTAAGAAATAACGCTCAGGATGCATGGGCATGGACTGGTGTTATGAACCTGTTCCCATCTTATGATATGAACAGAGACGAAACTATGCTTCCTGCTCAGGATGCTCGTATCGATCTTACTCAGCCATTTGCCGAGTTTGCTAATGCTGTTGCTCAGGCAACTGGTGCTACTGTGTTCGGTACTCGTTACGGCGACTGGAGAACTCTGTCTTCATCGACTGTAGAAACTCGTGTCAGAAACTATCCTATTGTTACGGTTACTGATACTACTACAAGTCAACAGGATAGAACTGTAACCAATACATTTACTGTTCCTATTACTCAAACATTTGATATTGGTACTTACGTAACTGACGTTTCTATTCAGCCATATATGAAGTCAAGAACAATTGCTTTCGTTGCTGGTAATCTAAAACCAAATACACGTGTTTATCCATTCTTTGACACAGTTGCTGTTGCGAATTATACTGCTCCAGGTGCTCTGAATACTGCTCTTGGTAATACTATACAGCAAATTGTTGCAACTGCTTCAACTACTGGTAAACCAGATGCAGTTTGTAATCGTACTGGTAATTTTGGCGATCCTCTTATTACCGATAGTACTGGTACTCTTTATGGTGTATTCTTGGTTCCTGATGGACAGTTTAGAACTGGCGATAGAACTTTGCTCCTTATGGATCAGAACGATTATGTTACTGGTGCTAATGCTGCTATTACATCAGCTACTGCAGTATTCACGGCTTCTAATATTTCTGTTACTAAAAGAGATTCGACTATTACTACTGTAACTCCTTCAGTTCGTAGTATTCAATCTGTTCAGGACAGAACTTTAGTAACTGCTTCGAGCTATTCATATATCGATCCTCTTGCTCAGTCGTTCAATCTTGATGCTCCACAAGAACAATCAGGTGTGTTCGTTACTAAGATTGATCTTTTCTTTAAGACTAAAGATAATAATTATGGTGTAACTGTTGTTCTTTCTGGTATGACTAACGGATTCCCAGACTCTAATAAAGTTTATGGTACTTCTTATGTTGCTCCATCAAATATTAATTTGAGCGATGATGCTACTGCAGCTACTACTTTTGTGTTTGATCAACCTATATTTGTGAATGCTGGAGATCAGTATGCGTTTTATATCGAACCAGAGGCTAACTCTCCAGAATATTCAATGTGGATGTCTGAAATTGGTGGTACTGATGTTACAACTGGCGCTCAGGTTTATACTAACCCATACGCTGGCGATGCTTTCCGTTCTTCTAACGCCAAGAGTTGGACAGTTCTAACAAGAGAAGATATTAAATTTAGTATCTATTGTGCTAACTTCGTTGTTGGTTCTGGTACTGCTGTGTTCGAAAACGAAAACGATGAGTGGATCAAATACGCTCAAGTTGTGCCTTTTGCTAGTGATAAAGTTCCACAGGTTGGGGATGAAATATTTGTATTGAATTCACCAACTGATATAACTATTCCAAATACTTCTATTACTGGTATTATTCAGTCAATTGATGAAGATAATACCACTTATAAATTGGATTCTTCTATCGGTGGATTCTTACCTAATACTACTCTTGGTGTCTTTAGATTACCACAGAATAGTAATTCATCGGCAGCAAATGCATCGACTCTGATTTCTACATTTACTCTTGATTCGTTTGTAAATCCAGTTCTTGATGCTATTGTGCCTTCATTTGCTACAATGCTTCCTGTTGGTGCTTCTATCAATCTATCATACGCTGGTACTGCAGCTCAATCTGGAGCTAAAGATCAGTCTTATATTGATCTTGATTTTGATATTGAGAAAGAAATGATTGATTATGAAAGAGCAGTATTCTCTAAATCTCTTGAAATGACTCTTGTTCGTACTAAATCTCTAACTGTTAATGCAGTATTCCAGAATACTAACAAGTATCTCTCTCCTGTTATTGATTTGACTAAGAAACATGCTCTTGTTATCGAAAACAAAATTAATAATGATAATACAAATGAATATACTAGATATGGTTCTGCTATAGCTAAGTATGTAAGTCAATCTGTTGTATTAGCAGACGGTCAAGATGCTGAAGATCTAAAAGTTTATATTACAGGATATAGACCTTATAATACTGATATTGAGATATACGTCAAGTTCCTTGCTAATGAAGATAGCGATTTATTCCAGAATAAAGTTTGGACAAAATTGGATAATGATGACATTCAGTTATATTGTAATCCTCTAAATACAACAGACTTCAAAGAATTTACATATAGTGTTCCAAAAACTCCTCCTGTATCACAGGCGGCATATATTAATCAAGATACTGGAGTTATTCAATATCTTGATGCTTCTGGAGCAGTATATGCTACATTCAAGACTTTTGCAATCAAAATAGTTCTATTGAGTCAAAGTAGAATTTATGTTCCTAAAATTGACGATCTTAGAGCTATAGCTTTACAGGTATAAATATGATTAATAATGATGGTTTTGTTAGATCAGAATCGAATCCAGGAGCTATATTAAACGTAGATAATACAGCCCTGGATGCTTATAAAAGACAGAAAAAACTTATGAAAAATTTAACTACCCATGAAGATAGGTTAGTTAAAGTTGAAGAAACAATGAAAGATGTGAAAATGCTTCTTGAGAAGCTATTAGAGAAAGCGGAAAAGTAATGGTAGCCAATATTGCTAATACTAATCTAACCAATACATTTGATTATTGGAGAAATAGAACGAACGAATGCGCTGACGTTCTTTCTTCTATTGTAGTCACATGCGACTCTAATACAACTCCAGGTAATGCTCAGATTACTGGAACTATGTGGTCTAATGCTGTATGTATCGGTAATAATTCAGTAAACACGACAATATATGCTCCGACAAATGCACAAAAAGCCTCGGGAGATTATTTCTTAACTGCAGATGGATCTTGGGTTCTTTCGCCAACAACTACTTCTAATGGCACTATTATTGGTGGTGCTAATGCTGTTATTGACGAATGGCCAATGGATTCTTTTGCTGGAGTTGAATATTTTGTTGTATTGAAAGATCCTGCGACAACTAGTTATATTTCTACTAAAATAGTTCTTATTCATGACGATATTCAAGTTTATATGACAGAATATGCTACTCTTTGGAATAAGACACAATTTGCTACATTTAACGCTATAAAAAATGGGACAAAAGTTCAATTACTTGCAGCTACAACAGCTGCCTCGTTTGTATATAAGTTCTCGAGGAATGCTCTCTAAATGGCTACAAAGGCTAATCTGGTTATCGATCAAGGAACGACTTATTCTGTCACAATCAATCTGACAGATGAGAACGGAGATCCTTTGAAGCTCCAGGGATTCAGAGCCAGTTCTCAGTTACGTAAATGGTATAGTTCAGCGAATGCTGTTAACTTCGACTGTTCTATAAATACAGACGATGGGTCAGTAACACTGGCATTAGACGCCTACCAAACCAGTATATTAACTGCGCAAAGATACGTCTATGATGTCCAGCTTTATGACCCAGCAGCCAATACAATCTCGAGAGTGCTCGAGGGGATCGCTACGGTAACTCCGCAGTCAACTAAGCAGGT